TTAACAAGTTCATTATTTGCTGTAACTAACTGGCCTTGAGCATTTACTGACACATTAGGTACTTTAATACCTTTTTCTTGTGCAATATTAATACCTCTTGCATACGCTTGTTGTACGCTTGGTCTACCTAATAAATCTGTAAGTTCTCTATTTACTGGAACTTGCTTATTAAAAGCATTAGCATACATTTTTTTACCTAAATCAGTTCTAGCTGTTTTAAGTGCGTTAAATTCATCAAAGAATGATGCTTTAGTGCCAAATGCGTCTTGTAAGTCTGAAGTTAAACGTGCTGAAATACCTTTATCACGTTGCTCTAAAAACTTTTTAGCAGTTTGTTTTGCTGGGGATGGAATAAGACTTACAGCATCTAAATAAGCTCTAGTGTTAGGGCCAATATCAGCTAATGTATATGGTTTACCAGCATTTTGAAGTACTGTATTAATAGCTTCATCTACTGATCCTACGTCAGACTTTAATGCTTCTTTAACAAGGTTTCTACCAGCTTGCAAACCTGTAACATCTGGTTCAGCAAACATAGACTTAAGAATTGGTTGAGATACATTTTTAACAACTCTAGCACCTAATTGTAATGCTGGAGCTGCTACCAAGCCTGCTGCTCCGCCAATACCTGTGGAAATTGCTTGTTGCTCTAGGCTTCCTTCACCTGCACCAAAACCTGCAAGCGCACCTGTTTTAAGTCCTTGTATAGCAGCTTTACCTAGTGTTAATGGTAATGTAGTACCTTTACTAGCAATAGCTGGAATAGCTCCGCCTACTACTTGTTCAGCAATAGACCTTACTGGCTTTTCAGATGATCTTTGTTCTAATGCTAAACGTTCTAAACCTATACCAGCTTGTCTAGGTGAAATGTCACCATAACCTGACTCTTTGGCCGCTTGAGAAATAACTCCAGGTTTCTTACCGAATACAGAATTAAGTGTACCTAGTAATTCATCTGAGAAATTTAATGTAGCACCTTGCAAATACTGTCCAATGCTTTGTGGCGTTACTACACCAGTTTCAATAGCATTTAAAACACCTTCGCCTTGTTTACTTAAATTGCCTTGGTCTCTACCAGCAGATAAGTCAAAATACAGCTCTTGAATAACTGCTTTTGGGTCTTGTGCCATGTTTAGTTCCTAAATAATATATTTTTGTTTTTAATAACGCCTGTACCGCTTTGAACCATACCTGGAACTTGAGACTTAATAGCAAGTACATCTGCTGCAGTTTGAGCTTGCAAGTCTTTAGCAAATTGTAATTTTTCTTTAAACAATTTAGCTCTGGCTTGTGATGGGTTTCTTTCAAGAAGATCTGCATTTTGCATTTGCCAATTAGCAGACCATTCAGCAAGTGCAGCATCACGTTTAGCACCAATTTCAAGTGCATTAAGTAAGAGTTTATTACCTTCAGGAGTTTTGCCAATAGATGGAGCTGAGTCAACAATAAATTGTAAGTCTGTATTTGTTGGGTTAGCACCAAGTTTTTTAACTTGAGGAATAATAACGTTTTTAGATAATGAGTCAAATGCTTCAGTTCTAGCAACAGTATCAACATTAAAGCCTGGTACAAGTAATTGACCTGCTTTAGAAATTGCTTTAGCTGCTTCAGCGCCTGCACCAGTTTGCACACCTTGATCAATAAGCTGTGACATAGTTCTATATGTTGGCAATGTGCTTTGTGCTTCCATACCAGAAGTTAAACTAGTTTCAAGGTCTTTAATAACATTAGATGCAAACTCTTTATTAGATACGTTAGTAACCACATTAGTTTTTGGCGCTCTAAGGTTAGCCATTGTTTTAGCATATTCAAGAAATTTAGGATCTGTTTGTGCAAATTGAAACTCACGTACATCTGTAGGTAATGCTTTTAAATAGTCTAATTGTGCGTCTCTTTGTTCTTTTTGTATTTTAAGTCTATTCATTTCGTTTTCTGTTGCTGCATTTATTGCACCTTGAGAAGCCTGCATACCGCCTAAGTATGACTTGCCAAGAATAGCACCTAAGCCAATATTTTGGTTTTTAGGTTGTGCTAAATATGTAGCGCCTGCACCTAAAATACCAGAAAGTAACGCTTGGTTTTTTAATTGATCTTGTTGGGTTTGGTTTAATAAACCAGGTACAGCAGGAGTTTGTCCTTGAGCAGGTACTCCAGATAAGTAGTCAGGAAGTCTAGCGCCAAATATATTCATACCGCTAAACAAATTACCTAACCCACTATTTGTGTCAAATAAAGCCATAATATTATCCTCTATATCCTAATTGCATTAATTGCTGAAGTCTTAGTCTTTCTTCATCCGTCATTGGCATAGTTGTCTTTAGATCTATCATACCAGCTTTATTAACTGAATTTGGCATTGGGCTTGGAGGTACATTCACAAGAGTTGATGATGGATCAAAATTTGGTCTATTAATTGGCAATGGTTGTGGTACTGGTTGCTGTGGAGTTGGTTGCATTGTATCCATAACTTGGTTTGCTGCAACATTTCCGCCAACTCTTGCTAACATTGGGTTTTCCATAGCAAAGTTTTCAAATGGTGCAGTTATTTTATTTACAGCACCTAAAGCCTTATCCATTCCCGTTAAAGGTACAGCGCCTGAAGCTACTTGACCACTTGCTGTAGCTATTCCTGGGCCTGACATAAATGACGGCCCAATTTCACCACCAAGAGATGTAAAGCCAGCAGGTACGCTTGAAGCTACAGCACTAGGAGCAGCTTGAGATGCTAATGCAGCATATCCACCAGAACCTAAACTTGGAGTAGCAGCAGAAACGCCTTGTAAGCCTTCTAATAAACCACCAGTTCCTGTACCTAATACGCCACCAGCTTTAGCTGCTTCACCAAATAACCCTGCAGATCCGCCAATGCCACCCAAAGTGCCACCCATTAAAGCGCCTGTTAAAGGACTTTTTCCCATTGCTGCAGAGCCTAAAGCACCTACTCCAGCACCTATTAAAACTGGCATTCCCATATTAAATTACCTTTCCTACTACGTAGCAAATTGGTTCTAAAATAACACGATAGATACGACCTAATGTGTCTCGTTTACCGTTACGCATTTCTTTATAAACGTCAGCAGTTCTATGTCTTGCAATATGCTCTAATGTTTTACGAACTACTTTATTTAAGAAGCCATCTTTTTTAGCAAAAGCAACTAATGGCAAGAATACTTTATGGTATCCTTTTTCAATTGTTTTAGCATTTGGCATATTTTGTGAATGAGCAAGCCATACTTTGTTTCTAAATGGTGAAGTACCATAAAATTCATTCATCATGCTACATACTATTTTACCACCACCACTTTGTGTTGTTGTAGATACTTGACCCATAGGAGCGCCATAGGCAGCACCAAGGTAAGCAGATAGTTTTTGATATGGTTTATTTTGTTCAAAGTTAAAGCGGTCAATATCAGCTTGTAGGGCAGTTTTTTGATAGTCTTCTGCTGTTTTACCTACGTTAGCTAATTGTGAAATATCAGCATAGTCAGCTTGTGCTAATGTAGGAGCATATTGTGCAGCTTGGTTTTGCATGCCACGTTCACCAGCATAATTTTGATAAGCTAGCTCTCCATATTTATTAGCTAAAGTATTTGCTAAAGTTGTAGCAGCTCTATTTTGAATATCTGCGCCCACGTTAGATCCAAAACGACCAGCTCTTGATAAAGTACTTTGAGCTTGTGCAATAGCATCATTATAGTTTTGTGTAGCACCTTGTGCAGCACCTTGCATAGCTTGGTTAAAATATGGGTTGTTTTGTAAATAAGCACCACCAATTACATTTTGCTGTTGTTGTTGAGCAGCAGGAAGTAGTGGGTTACCCATTAATGCTCTATTTTGTGCAGCTTGTAGTGCTGACTGTGTTTGAGCAGATGGGCCAATATATGTTTGACCGCTATAGTATTGTGGTGTATCTGTTTGGTAAAGACCTTTAGCTTCTTCAAGACCATATTTAACAAATGGTTGAACAGTAGGGTCTAATTGTTGTTTAGTTTCAGATGTGCCACCGCCGCCTTTAGAACCGCCTCCACCCCATAGTGTAAAATAGTTGCTTAATGCTGGAACTAAAAAGTGTAATAATTTCATATTATTTGCCTTGTGTGTTAGTTATTATTGGTGAATTTAATAAACCTGTAAACCTACCAGCACCGTATGAAGGTGAAGATAACATTGTTTGTTGTGGTAAAGCAGAGTTTAAATTTGCGTTAAGTGATGGAAATAAATTAGGTAATACTTGTGGTTGATATGTAGGTTGTTGGTTAAGCAAAGATACCATAGACAAGTTACCATCAATAATACCTTCAGCATTGCCTGTAAATGGTTTAAAGTATTGGTTGCCTATTTGTATAGAGTTTGCTACTGGACCACTAGATGAATTTCTACCCAATTCACCAAAAAAAGAAGACATACCACCAGAAGACCTACGAGACCTTGATCGTGATGGCGTATATGGTTGATATATAGTGCCGTTTTGATAATACATGCCGCTAGGTGTATGTAATTGCATACCTTCGTATTGTGATGGGGTTAAGTATGAATTAGTTCTAGCTGGTGCGGCATAAGTATTTTGCACTTGTCCTGTTGGAACAGAAAAATTTAAAGGTAAATTAATCATATTATTTCTCTAGTATGTATTCCCATGTTGATGGTCGGTAACCCATTGTTCTTGCTTTGCGTTCCCAACCTTTTCTTGTTGATGTAAAGGTGACTTTAGACTTACCACCTTGTTTTGCTATTTCTTGAATTTCTTTAAATGCTTGTGTAAAGTTTTCTTCTGACATAGTAGACCATGCAGCCCATACATGAAGTGTATTGCCTATAGGCTGTAATACTGCAAACCCTTGTGGTATGTTATCTACAATAGTTAAAAATAACATAGAACGGTTTTCAAAGCAGTCACAATAGACGTCTTCTACTATCCATTCTGTGTGGCCTTTAGACCTTACAATTTCAAGGCCATGTTTAACATAATTCCAATGTGAACGCAATTGGTCTTTAGGTATATAGTGTAATATCATCCTACTATTATATAACGATATACCTTATTCGTGCCTGTATTTGCAGGGTGACTAATAGTAGCTTCACCTTTTGACTGTGCGCTAATGTAAGGTTCTGTAAATAAATTAGTCGTAAATGAATTAGCACTTAAATACTGAATAGTCACAATAGCACTAGGTGTTGCTGGTCTAGTAGGGCTAGTTTGTGCTGCTAAATGTTCTATTGTAACTAATGTAGAACTTGTAGCCCATGCTAAACTTACATAGTCGTCTTTAGCTAGTTCTATATTAAAGTTTAATGCTGCAATAACATGACCTTTAACGCTACCATGTTTACTATCTACAGAAAACTTACTGTTAGAACCTGCAACATCTGAACCATTCTTTTTAAACCATATATCTACGTCTTGTATTTGTGCGTCATCATTAGCAAGTTGAATACTAAACTGCACATTATAAAGACCAGAGTAGTCTACTTTTACTTTGTATCCATCTACAATACTTGTGCCTAAAGAATAGTCTGTTGTATCAAGACTAATGTTTGCTGTAGCTGTTATAGTGGCTATACTTTGGTCAGTTGTATCTTGAAATGCGCCGTATGGGAAGTATGTACTAGCTGACGTTTGTGTTTTAGGTTCTAGCCCAATATACGAGTTATATCCTATACGTTCATCATAAATAGTAGTAGAAACTGCACTACTTGCAGCTAAAGTAATATCACCTGTGTTATTAGACTTACCTTCTACAAGGTTATTTACAATTTCAGCTACACTTCTAGGATCACCACCTGTTTTAGGTAGTTTACGGTACATATCACGATCTGACATTATCTAGTGCCTTGTGTTGTAATGTCTACATCTAGTCCTACAGCATGCTTCCAGTTATTTCCGCTTGGGATAAGTTTAAACCTGTGATAACGGCCTGAGCTTCTTAAACTGCATCTACCTTCTGTTGTAGCTGGCACATCTGCGCTATATGTAATAGTATCGTTAAGGTTTTTACGGCTTGCTACAGCAACACTTGCTGATCCATTATCTACTATAGGTCTAGCTAAAGTAGCTACTGAGTCATATCCTTGCTCAATGTCGTTTGTAATAAGTTTAGCTGGCATGTATGGGCCTGTAAATGCTATTAGTTTAGTGCTAGTTACACCTGCAAATACATATTGACCACCTGCCCATAAACGATCATCTAATGATGCTGGAAGCGTATCTATAGTACCAAATGCGTCTAAGCCTTCTAGTGCTATATTAGATGTTGCAGATGAACAAATATAGTCAGCAGTACTATCTGCTCTTGACCATTTTGATAATTTAAAGTTATAGATAAGCATTTCTGTAGTGCCATCTACTTTAAAATAGTTCCATATAACGAGTTTGCTAATAGGATCAGCTACACAACTCATCTTAGATAGTTTAGATATGTCTACGTTAGTGTAAAAGTAGTTATCTACTTTTTCATCACCAATAGCAGTTAATGCAGTACCATCACATTGATAAAAGCCATCATCTGATAAGAAAAATGTAAGGTTGCCATATTGGGCTACAGATCCTTCAGCATTACATCCTATGTTGCGTGAAATAGTGTCAAATTGGAAGAATAATGGTGAGCCAATATATGACATACGGACTACACTTTTTTCTAATAATACTAGGCCAAATTCTCCACCTGTGATCCCAAGTATATTACCGCCGTCGGCGATCAATTGGAAGTCGGCCTGTGATGCACCACCTGCAGTCCATGAACCCTCTGCGTTTATATCACTCCATTGCACTTTATTATAGTCAGAGCCAATATTAGCACCTACTACAAAGTCACGAACTACTGTAATAAATTTAGCTGTAGGGGCATTAACAGCAGCGTCAGCAAAAGCTGTAGAAACGCCAACTTGCCATGACTGTATCTTTTCAGAGCCGTTAGCAGCTAATACAACGTCACCAAATTGAACAAAGTTCCATCTATTTGAACCTGTATAACCACCTGACTTAGATACATCATCTAAGTCTGTATCGCTTGGGTTAAATTTGAATAGTTTTGTAGCTCCGCCTGCAAATAGTTCTGTAGATGTACCAAATTTACCAGCAAAAGCATTGCTAAGTGCTTCAGATGCAGCATTAGATATTTCTTCTGCAGACATCATAGGAGCATATCCTACAGCAACTGGTACTACATTTTTTGCATCTGTGAGACAGTCTAATACTGTAGGCTGGTCAGGTAACCATTCCTTAAAAGTAATTCTTTGTGTTGCCATACTTTCCTCTTATTTAAAATATGGGCCAACCATCCAGGTGACTACTGAATATCTTACCCCTTTAGTGATAGGCTCAACGCCATGAACCATAAATGATGGGAATACTATTACATCCCCTTTTTCTTGTAAAGGATATATTTTTTCATGGCTATTTATAATGTAAAGCTTACCGCCTTCAAAGTCATCATTAAAAATAGCTATTGCAGTTAATTTTCTTGTTTCATTTCCGTGTTGATGAAATGTATCGACATGAGTTTCATATTTACCATTTGGCTCATACATTAAAAATTCTGTTTGGTTAGAGTGTGTAATATTGTATTGCCAACTATTCCGTTGTTTCAGGCGGTTCAGGTTCTATTGGTTTAGGTTCGCATGTATCGTTTGCAGTGTTGTAATACCAAATATCAGCAACGCAGGAATCATCACAATCAACCCAAAACAATGCTGGGTTTACTTCAAAAGTTTGTGTCGTAACTTCCGCGCAACGATAGCCTGTTGTGCCATCAAAATTTACTACAGATTCATTAGAACTGATCAATGCTTTTTTCATATTAATACTCCACAATAACTACGCCAGACGCACCAGAACCGCCAACGCCAACTGATAAATTACCGCCACCGCCGCCACCATAAGCGCCACCAGCTATGCCAGTACCATTATTTACGCCTATACTACGCCCTCCACCACCTAAAATAGAACTTCCCCCTGCACCAGGAGCCCTATATGCTGTAAGTGTGCCAGAACCAGCAGTTGCGCCATTGCTACTGCCGCCTTGAATATTTAAATCTCCACCTGACCCAATCCCGCCAGCACTGCCAGCATTAGAAAGCGCACCAGCCGCGCCGCCAGTTGCCGAACAATACGCGCCAAAACTTGAAGTGCCACCAGCCGCACCAGCACCACCACCGCCGCCAACAGTAACAGATACAGTGCTTAATGGAGTTAAGCCACTAATAATTTCAATTGCCGCACCGCCGCCGCCACCACCAGCACCACCACTATTGTTATCTCCCGTTGCGCCACCACCACCGCCACCAACAACTGTAACCTTAACTTTGGTAATTCCAGCAGGAACAGTAAAAGTGCCGCTTGATGCAAAGACTTCTATATTAGAAAAGCCACCACCTGCTGCAACTTGAGATACCCAACCAGTACCTGTTGAAGTAAGTACTTGACCTGTAGCACCTGCTGTAGCAAATTCAACACGGCTTGTGCCATTACCAATTAAAACTGAACCTGAAGCTAAAGCTGTAGCCCCTGTACCGCCTTTTGCAACTGCAAGTGGGCCACCAGTAATAGTATCTAATGTAATTGCTGCACTTTGTGCAACACTTGTCCAATTAGACCCATCTGATAGTAAAATGTTACCAGACGCACCTGGGGTTACGTAGCCTAAGACATTTGTACCAATAGCCAAACCTAATGCTGCTCTAGCACTAGCTGCTGTACCTGATCCAGTACCACCTGCTGTAAGTGGAATAGTGTCACCACTCACACCTGCTTGTAGATCTTTGATCTGTGTCATAAGTGTACGAATAGCATTGTTAATACCTGAAGGTGCGCAGCCTTCATCAATGTTAATTCCACCTATATCTGTGTTGGCAGCCGGTGTAAACGCATACTGGCTAATTTTGTCCTTTGGCATAATAATTCCTTTGTTTAAATATTATTCCAAGTATTACTACCTGGTGTTATGTTATTCCATGTATTTGAGTCAAAACTTGTTTCAACCCATGTATTTGGTCCTGCAGTTACTTCAGTCCATGTCTCTGTACCTGGAGAAATGGCTGACCATGTATTTGTGTCGTAAGATGTGTCTATCCATCCTTCACCTAGTATTTTACCAGTAGCTATTACATTACCACTACAAGTAATATATCCTTCACCTACTTTAATAGCAAAAGGTACGCATGCAACGTCTGCATAAGCATTGACTTCAGCATGACCTTCATAAATAACTCCACCTGAAGCTACAACTTCAGCGTTACCTTCTATATCTGCACTATCTGTTCTAATACGTATCATATCAGAACTTACTGTAGCGTCAGCAGTAATAGTACCTTCACCTGTTCTTATTCTTGCATAAGTAGCATTTACCGTAGCATCTGCTGTAATATTTGCGTTTCCTGCAAAAATTGCTGTACCATTTGCGGATACATTTGCGGTTGCATCTATACTACCAGATGATGTTCTAATACGAATTGCATCTGAAGATACTGTAGCATCTCCAGTAATTGCTGCATTGCCACTTACTATTTTTGAGGCATCTGCTGTTACTGTAGCGTCTGCTGTAATATCAGCACTACCTAATATAACTATTGCGCCATTTGCTGTAACATCTGCTGTACCATCTATAAGAGCTTCAGCCATTCTTATTCTTAAGGCTGTTGCATCTATAGTGGCATCACCACTAAATGCTCCTTCTCCATATGTTATACATACATTAGGATCTTCCCATATATAACTATCTAACGAGAATGGAAGTGTGTCTAAATTACCACCAAACAGGTCTAACTGTTCAAGGGTAAATGGCCCACAAATATCTGCTGGCATAATTAAGCAAGTGTTACGCTAAGTGAGCCTACAGCAATTTTAAAAATGTCACCTGTGTCAATAGCTTTAGATGTAGTAAGAGCTGTGTGATAAAGTAAATTACCACCTGATAAAGCATCATTAATACCGATCCATCCAATAGTACCCCAATTACCTGTAGCTTGTGGGAACTCTACCGCAGCATCATTTAATACGTTACCAGATGTACCTGAAGCTGCTGGGAATGTTACCTCTGTTCTAGCATATGATCCACCTGATACTTCTGTACCTGATCCTGCATCTGTAGGGTCTGAAGTCCATAGTGATACGTATATGTTAGCTGGTGCTGTGTATGTTGTACCATTGAGAGTAGCGTTTAATAATGCGTTCTCTAGGTAATTGCTCATTTCTGCCATAATATTGTCCTTATCTTGGTGTTACGCTTAGTGAAGTGTATGGGTATGTTTGGCCCAAGTCGCTTGTCTTAATGTTTGCAATTGCTCTGTCATATAAAGCTGACCATGTTTGAATACGACCATCATTCATCAAATATGGTTCTGCTTCTGCTAGAGTTGCATATAATAAAGCGTCTGGGTAATTAGCTAGGAATAAATTACTAGCAGTTGTTGTTGATATAAATGTAGGTTGAGAGTAATAAAGTATTTGTACAGTTTGGTTACCATTGGGTTGCGGTGCAAACTGAAACTCTGAACCTAACATTGTAAAATAAAACGGTCTTCCTGATAATGTCGTTTGAAAGTTCTTAAAGAATAAGTCTGGTGACTGATATTCTAAAATAACAGGAGGGTTACCTTGTAAATGTATTTCCCTTACCTCTAACATATCTGCAGGTATAGATACTGTATTGTCTACCATAGTAGTTGTAGCTACTTTTAGCATCTTTTCAGTTCTTAAGTCACGTGACATACGAGTCTGTGCTAACTGAATAAAGTCAGGTATGACGTTTGTTAAGTCTGTTCTAGCTAGGTAATTTTCTACCGTAGATACAAACGTTGTATAGTTAGTTAATGCCATCTAATTGTCCTTTTAGTCTATCCCAGCACTTGTCCATTTCGCTCATGTGCCATTCTGCAGCAGCTAATGAACGTAACCAGTTGTGCCTATCTGGATAATTTAAGTTTTCTATATCTTTAATACTATTTGAAATTGGTTTTGCAGGACTATGATCTGATACAATCACAGGTACGCCATAAAGACTTGCTTCTACATCTGCAACACTACCAAAACTTACTATTACGTGAGCTTTTTCTAATGCCTTATTAAAGTCACCTTCGCCTTTACGCTTAATGATAACTTTTCTTTTTGTATGCTTTCTAATTTCTTCTATGGTTGTGTCTAACCAGCAAGAAGCATTGTAAATGTATGATACTTTATCTGCTGGAGGCAAAATAACTACATGTTCACCTGATCTATAGTCTTTTGTTTCAGGAATATCTCTGATAGATGATCGCCAGTCTGTACAATGATAGTTATTTACACAGAACCTAGCCCATTCTAAGCCAGATGACCTATGAAAGTAACCATGGTCTATCAGAATATAAGGTATGTTTTGTTCTCTACAGGTTATTTGTATTTTATCTGCGCCATGTAAATTACCTACTACGACTGGAATTGACTTACCATCCCATTCTCTTGTTAAAACACCCTTACAATGCTTTTGCAAGCGTTTTAAGACGTTATCTCTGCGTTCTATTCCACTCAGTATTAACTGCATCTAAAACCTGTTCTACGGTGATTGCTTTGCTTTTTAGAAGGCAATGTTGACATACGCTATCATAAGTCCCA